TACTCCTAAATGGAATACATGTGCTTGAGTTCTAGAGTGAAATAAAATTGATGCTAATTCTTCCATAATTATTGTCCTGGTAATTCACATGAACAGAATCCTGCTCTGTTACATAGTATTTCTGTTATTAATTCGTTTATTTTTTGGTATTTGTCTGTTTTAGGGGCATTTGGATTAAGTGATTCATTTACAATTTCCATAAATGCACCTTGAGTTGATGGTGTTGAAACAAAATCCCAACATACTAACTCTAAATCGTCTTGTACTTCAACAGTTTCTCCAATTTGTTTTACAGAACCCATAGCACGAGATGAAATACCAACAGTAATACCAGCTATCAATAGTGCTTTTAATATGTTTCCTGATGGTGTAGGTAATATTTCAATTTTACCTTTAACATCATCACCATCCCACCATAAATCTAAAATATTATGGCATACATTTTTTAAGTTAATAATAGGTGATTCAGGATGATCTAATTCTCCTAATGCTCTATTTTCTTTAATATATGTAGCTTTATACTTATCGATTTCTCTTTCTAATGTATCTTTAGGATAAACACGACCATTACCATTTTTAGCATTAGCACGTTGTACTACTCCCTCAACTATTAAACGCCCGTTATTTTTTGCCGCAGATTCTTGCAGTAACTGCGGGGTCAGTGTGAAGGTGGATACTCGTTCTATTAATAGTTCTTTGCTCATTATTTCGCAGATTTTTTCGATAATGTTTCGTTCATTACTTTAGTAACTAAACTTTCTAAAGCAGATTCTTTGTTAAGTACTTTATTAAGTATAGCACCCGCTACACGTTTTCCTGCTTCTTTAGAACCATATTCTTTACCTGCCGCTTTAGCAATTTTTTCAAATCCAGGGCCTGGTTTGCCTATGTCAGTACCTTTTTTAAAACGTGCTTCGTCTAATTCCACTTTCATTAATTTAGCTAATTTTGTTCTAGCTGCGTCTTTAAGTTGAGGTAATTTAGCTTTAATTTTAGCTATAGCTTCTTTACCTTTTGTTTTAATAAATGATTTAATTTCAGTAGCATCATCAGTTTCAATAAAGTCTCCGAATACATCATCAAATGATCTTTGAGCTTCATCTAAACCACCTAAACGTTTTAATAATAGTTTAAATAATTCTTCTTGAGAAATACCCATTTTATCAGCCATTGCTTGAATAGAAGCGTCATTTGTAGTAATTTCAACTTCAGCATTCTCGATTTCTTCAGGTTCCATATTTTCTTTAACGACTTTAACTTTTTTTAATTCGTTTTTAGTATCGTTATCTTTAATTGGTTCTAAACCGTCAGAAGTATTTTTAACTTTTTTATAAGTTTTTGTCTTAGGGATATCAGTTATTGTTGTAGCTGGGTAGATACCATCTTGCTCATCTACTTCAGGTGATTGCTCAACTTTTTTATATTTGATTTTATCATCTGGTGTTAATGAATCATATGTTGGTTCTTTATCTGGTGTTCCTTTTACAGCATCACCTTCACTAAGCATTCCTTTAGTTTTTAAAATTTTAACTGAATCATCAAATGAATTATGATTGGTTACAAAATTAGGAAACATCATTCTTGCGTTGCGCAAAAATTGAGCTTGACTCATTTTACCTTCTAATAGGTCCTGGTATTGTCCGCTTATATTTTTCATTATTCCTCTTCTTCTTGGTTTTCTTTAATTCCTGTTAATTTTTCTAACATATCCGTTAAGATATCCTTCATTTCGTCTGTAGGGAAAACAACAGCAAATGAATTTGGATTGTCTTTATAGAATTTTTCTGTTTCTTTTTTAGCTTTAGGTAGAGCTTGTTTTAATTTAGTTACAAGTTCAATAAGTTCTCCAAAAGATTCAATACGAGATTTTTGTAGTTCTTCTCTTTCTTTAGCTTTTTTAGGATCTTCCTCTTTTTCTTCAGCTAATGATGATAAAATATCTTCTAATTGTAAAGATTCATTTTCAGTTCTTAACAATCTATCATATGTTTCTTTCATTTCACGATATCCCTTCATTAATGCAGCGATATCAGTTTTATGAGCACCTTCAGTACCATTACCTTTTTTGGCTTCAGCTACACGGTATTTTATTTCTTCACCTAAAGTATCTAATTTTCCTTTAAGTTGATCTTTAGTTAACTTTTTTTTCTCTTTATCCATTAGATAATTTTTTTATGTTTTTAGATAATTGATTTAACCTTCTTGATAACTCATTTAATTGTTCTAATTTAGAATCCCAAAAATTACTACGTTTAATAACATTTTCAGTTTTTAATCGATTAGAATATTCAATAACTTGTTCTATTTCTTTAACGCGTTTATTGACTTCACTTAAAGCACGTGTAATTTTACGTTCAGGAGAAACTTTATTAACACTTTCATTAAAACGTCTGTATGATATTTCGTTAAGTTGTTCTTCTTTATAAAGTTTATATCTTTTAGGTTTTGGATCTGCTGGGAATTGTTTGTAATCATATACTTTAGAATCAGATGGCATTCCTTCTGGGACTTTTTTAAATCCATCTTTAGTATATGAACTAATATTAGCTTTTCCAGCAGCGGTTGTTGGTGTTTTTTCGTTTAATTTCTTAAGAAAAAACTTACTATTATATGCTTCACCAGCACCGGTTGTGCTTGTGCCGTCTTCTGACATTATTTTATTTACTGTTTCTTCTATGAATTTTTTTAAATCTTCTGGTCTCATGTTGATTTGATTTCATGGATTAATTCATGGAACTGAAGTATATTTAATATATCTTCATCTTTAGCTGATTCTGTTTTGTCTAAAGGCTTAATAATTGATATTAACTCAGTTAGTTTAATTTGAGTTCTTTTATCCTGTACAAATGATTGTAAGGATGTTAAAGAATTTTTAATGTTATCTAACTCTTGATTAATGAATTCGCGTAAGGATACAGTATTTGTTATATTATTAATGTATGTTTTTAATACACTACGTTGTTCAGGAAGTAAATCAGCATATTTTTCATTAAATTTTTCAATCATTAATTGAGAAATCAATGCACGTGTTGATTTGTCTTGAGAAGCATATTCAGCCATTACTTGATCTTCAATCTTATCTTTATCTATGTCTTGTTTAGTTAAAAATTCAAGTAAAGTTATTTTATTAGTGATCACAAATGAAGGATCTATAAACTCTAAACTGCTTTGAGCTTCTAATAAATTATAAACGGCAGCATGTGCCTTATAATTATGTATCTTAGCTTTGAAGAACTCTTCCAAATCATAATATTGCTTAATTTCTTTAATTAAGTTATATTTTTCCTTACGAAGAGCAGTACGATTTAAACGTTCAACTAATTTAACAGCAGAAGAAATAATGCTTTCTGCTTTAACTTCATTTAACGAAGTAGCTTTAGTTAATGCTTGGTATATTTTATATTCTTTTGCTAATTCTCCTTTAGAAAAATATTTTTTAACAATGTTAACAGCAAATGAATCTTTATTAGACATAATATCAGATGTTATCTGTCTAGTTAACAATTCAAATAATATACCCGTGTTTTTATATTTATTATGTTTTGGCTTCACGATGTTAATTTACTGGTTATAAATATATACTTTTTATATGCCTTTGATATTTGATTCATCTAATAATGAAGACTTTTTATTATCCTTATCAAACACATTAGATTTTTTAACCATTTCTTCTAACATATGTTTATTTTGCATGTATATTGATTTAGTTCCTTCTAATGCTAGCGGTGATCCTCCTTTAGATTCAGGTGCTTTTGCACTATCTGGTGATATGTCTACTCCTTTTCCTAGTGGGTCTTTTCCTAATACTCGTTTTTGTGTATTATAAACTGATGTTTTTTCTTGAGGTCTTCCTACTGGGTTTGTCTCATCATATGCTGGTGGGATGCCCATGTCGTTTCTACCTCTACCATACATTGAAGCTAAATCATGTGGTGTTCCGTATGATTCTCCACTTGTTATAGGGTCATTACCTTCGTTTTCAATTTGAGCTAATCTAAACATTCGTTTTTTATCTTCGATAACTAACTCTCTCATATCATCATATTTGTCTTCACTCATATGGAAAATATAATCATAAATGTAATCAGAAGGGAATAAACCAGTTTCTTGAATTTGTCTAGCTAAATCAACTTTTTCTTTCATTAATGCTACTCTTTCTTGATCGTAGACAATAGATGGAGTAGTTAATTCAAGTTCGAAGTTTGTTAAGTTTTCATCAGTATATCCTTGAGAATATAAATGTACTAATGCTATTTTAGTTAATTCAGATACTACAATACGTTGAATACGTTCAATTGTACGAGCAAAACGAATATCTTGTTGTGCTAATGTAGATTTACCTTCAACGTCAGCTTCATATCCTAAAAATGCTTTAGGTACTTTAACAGCTGCTAACATTTTATCTCTTAAGTAAATAACGTCTTCAATAGCGTTATATTCAAGACCAGGTAAAGTATCTATTTTAGTTGATGTGTTTCCACCTTTTGTTGGTATATAAAAATCTTCATTTACAGTCATCATATTATAACGAAGATTATATTCACCGGTTTTAGGATCAACAAAAGGAGTACGTTGTGTTTGTCCTTTTAATTTCTCCATATACGCTTGAATTTCATTAGGTGGAATGTTTCCAGTATCTACATAATAAACTCTACGTTGTGGTGCTCTTAATATACGGTGAATTAACATAGCATCTTCCATTAATGCTAGTTGTTTAAATATTTTACGAGCTGGTTCAATATATGATCTTCCGTATGGTAAGAAATTATAATCTCCTAATAGTCTAAAGTTAGCTACCTCATAGTTTTGGAATACCATATCATCCTTATCAAGTCCTCCTAAAACACCAGTATATGAAGCATTTGGTTCAACTCTAAATTGAACATAAGATGGATTTTTAGGATCTAATCCTTCTTCTCTAATTACGTTATAAACGTTAAGTGGAATTACTTGATATACACCGTACTTTTCAGCAATATGTAAGTGTAAATAAAAATCACCATACTTACACATTGAACGAACCCAACCCCAAAGGTTAAATTCGATATTAAGTACATCATAAAATAAATTATATAATATTCTTTGAATATTTTCGTCAGGTGATTTAATAGCTAATACTTCTCCAGCACCATTTTTAAGTGTAGATTCATCAGCAACAATATCTAATACAGATGCTATAATTGGATCACCATCCATTGCCTCATAATCATTATATAATTGAGGTCTTAATATTGTATAGTTAGAATAAGGAGCATTACCAATATAGGTACCTAACCCTCCAGTATAGATACGTTGGTATCGCTCAGGGTACATGTTTGTTTGTACTACTCCGGAGCTTTGTATGTGGTCACTGTCGATTACTTTAACTTGATTTCCACCAACGTTTCTAATGATTACGTCGTTTGAAAATAATCTTTTTAATCTACCAAATAAAGATGTGTCTATCATATGTATAAATATTTATCCTAACAGCCAAGTAATATCTTCGTGACCTCCTTGTTCTGTTTGAATTTTCCATGGGTTATTATTAGTATTATGTCCTCTAGCGTTGTAGGAATTCATCATTCCTTTATCTACTGATATTGCGTTTACTATTGCTCTGTCGTATTCTATGTTTGATTTTCTAAATCTTAAGGCTGTATCTCTTAAATATAGACCCATACTAAAAGACATTACTAAATCATCATTATATCCTTCTTGTGCCTGTGCTTTACTATTCTTCCAAATAAATACTTTCATTTCTGCTAGTGTTCTTTTAGAACGAATAAAACATGCTTTTTCTTTAGTATATTCTCTAAATTTTTCAATCATTAAAGGACGTGTTTTTACAGATGTTGTAAAACCAGCTACTAAACTGTCTTGATTCTCACTACGTCTAGCCCATTGATCTGATGTGTATGCTTCTGTTTTAGGTGAGTAATATAAATTTTTATATCCTCTATCAATTGCCG